AGTAGGAACGGTAGTATTAGTTGAATAGACGTCTACTCCAGGTTGAGTATAAAAAGTTAAAGTTGTTCTTAGTATAAATAATCTCAATATTTCTGGAAAATCATATAACACGGCAGTATTGACGTAATCAACGATGTCTTGATCTGATAATTGAGATTCAGATGGACTTCGGGTGATTCTTCTAACCTTAGTTATAATCTGCTGTAATGCAGATGATGGTGGATTATAAATTGCCATTAAAATCTCCAGACTTTTTATTATTTTGAGATATTTTACATATGTTATTCACAAACAACAACGATAATATTTTCATTATTCAACCCTATTTACTAACGGATATGGAAGCACATTTTGGGTGCTAGATATCAATTGATCATTTACTTCACCAACAGGTGTAACTTGTGGTGCTGTATACAAGAATGCTGGATTAGTAGTGGTTGTTGATAACGACGGAACTACTAAAGGCGGAAAGTTTGTAGTATCAATATTCATAGTAAATTGAGTAGGGCTAGTTACAGTGATTGGACCCAAGACTTCGTTTAAGTGTCCCATGCCCCAACCTAGAGGGATATCTAATCTAACAATTAAACCTGTCAAATACTGGTGTTGACCAGGAGTTGTTCCATCAAAAGTTGTGGTGATGACGACTGGATTTGATTGAGAGATCGTTAAGATACATCTATAAGCTGGTTGAAATGTAGGAAATGGAAATCCTGAATATCTTGGGTCTGCCATTGTATTCCTTTATGGTGCGTTTGCGTATGTGACTTCAGTTAAGTTAGTCGGGTACATATTTATATCGTCATCCATAAACTCTAAACTTCTAAACTCATATCTATGAACTTTGGTAGCAGTCTGCATTGTTTCGATTGGTCTTAACCTACCGTCATTTGCACCAACTCTGACACCTTGTTCACCTTGTTGACCACTCATATGAGAATATTCTTTGTAGTAGCAGCCATTATTTAAATGTCTTGCAACACCTCTTGGGATCATATAGCGTTCGCCATCTCTTAACCAATAATCCTTAAACTCTTCGTTAGGATAAAGTTTAAAGTTGAACATAGCTCCACCATTACGGTTTTCTCTATTGTTAAAGATTCCTGTAACTAATTCAGAATCTCTATCTCTCATCTTTTCAATTTGTTTTGCAAAGGCTTCTTTAGTTATCTTTTTTGCTTTTACTTCTTGTAACGTTGTAGCCATTTTAACTCCTTAAATTGCCCCAGGAAGGTTGACGGCTTGCCTTCCTGGGATGGAAATCGATCTAATTAATTAAACACCATTAAATGATTTAAATGCTGCCCAAGTAATTACGTTTGTTGATACGCCAGCAGGACTTGCGGTCCCAGCGACTAACAACATACCCATTTGACCTTGGTTAACAGTTGCATCAGCTAATATGTTTTGACCTAGATTTAATGCAGTTGCTGTGTTTTCACCTATTGGAACCACCATTGCAGGTGTGAATGTTCCATCAGTTGTTAACGGCCATGCAAAAGCAGTAAATGCTAGTGTATTAACATCAATTGTTACAGTATTTGTAGAACCATCAGCATCAGCAACATTGATAGCCACGATTGTAGCTTCAACATTGTCTAACTGAGTCATACCGAATTTTGTAGAATTGACAGTTGGTATATGGAATCTTAATTTCTGACCAATTGTATAGAAGTGTTGTACAGAGAAAGTCACGATAGCTTGTGTTGCTTGTGAAATCTTTGTTATCACTCTAGTTGATGGATAGAAATATGGATTAAATGGAATAACAGCATATGAACCAGTTACCACAGGGGTACCTGTTCCAGTGATTGCTGCCATATAAATTAAATCCATAGATGTATTACTTACAACGTTAGCTACAGAGAAATCAATACCCTGTAATTGTAAAGCACCTACAGTTGGAGCTCCTGCTGTACCACTAACTCTATACACACGAACGATTCCAGCTGGGTTATTTGCACCAGCTACTGCTGTTACAGGTAATCCATTAGTATTTGTTGTAAGTATTTGAGGTGATGAGAAAGCACCAGTATTACCCAATATTTGGGTTAATGTAGTTACTCCACCAGGAATATTGATGGTATTGTTTTGTAAAAAGAAACCTGTATTAGCAGCAAACTGTCCAGGGACAGATGCACCAATAGTTGCTTCTTTTACAAATCTAGTACCTTGGCCTTGAGGGTCACCAAAGAACCATTTACCCGCATAAACTGAGCCTGCACCACCTGCATAAGCAACAGTTTCGTTTAGGGTTTCCATGAAATCCACACCTGACGGTAATGGAATGAATGTATTCTGACCAGTAGATACAAATCTACCAGAGAATGAACCTGAAAAAACTACTGACATAGTATCTCCTTTATGCTAATGTGCAGCGCATATTGGTGATCCAAAGATCGTTCAATATACGTGGTACTTCAGCAAACACATACCCGATTGTAACGTTTTGAAACAATGGATCTGAGAACACTGGTGGTCTATACAAGAATCTAGCTGAGTAGTTATCTTGTTCGACGCAAGCCAGAGATTCCATACCTTGGAAGAAAACGTTATAAACGGTGTTACCTAAACCAGACGCCTGAGGTTGGAATGCGCCCACAGATGACAGCATGAATCTGGCATTGTTTACACTTCCCCACTCACTGCGAACAGTGGCATTTTGGTTTGGATAATTCCATTTGGCAATAAATCCATTTAAATTATTCAAATCTTTGGCTAATTTAGTGTGACCTAAAGCTAGATACGCATCACGAGTTGGCCCTGTGCCGAAGCGGTCCTCTCCTTCAATATTGTTAAGCATCATCCAGGCGTCGTTTGTAAGCAACGCTGTTGTCACTTCATCAATATCAGATAGGGATATGTTCGTTGGAAGGTCGCCATTCGATCCGCCAGTGCAGTTATACACAGAGGCAGTCGCCTGTAACATGTCTCTAGTCAACTGATCCTCAGTCATACGAAGCGATAAGCCCAATAGTTCAGCTGTTTCGTTAAGTACTGGATCTTGGTTTTGTAAAGTAACTTGTTGGTTAATAGCCACATAAAGACCATAGAATGACATCGTCGCATCTATATCTACTCTGTTTAGTGGAGTAGCTGGCGGCGTTGCCCCTGATGGACCAAGTGGAACTGGAGCTGTTGGTAATCGATCATATCTTGCCATACGTAATGTACGGCCACCCTTAGCTGGGAGTCTTTTCATTAACGCACCCAATTTGTGAATTAAGTTCGGTGTTCTTACCGAAAGTAATACGTCATCGAATGTTTGTTGGACTGGAGCTGGAAGGGTATTTGGCGTAGTTATCATTGTAACTCCCAAAGTACTCTTGTACTCGGTTATATAAAAATTTTAATACTATTTTTAATACAATGAGTTTGCGAATCTCTTTTCAGCAGGATTTTTTTGGGTGACGAGCCCGAATACGGTCATGTGCTAGCGAGGCACGATACGGCTACGGATATTATATCCCCAAGTGATTACAAAAAACAAGTTCTTTAGTGAAAATACTTCAATAATATTATTAATGCAGTAACTCCAATAGTTGTTCCAGCTGAAATTAAAGCTACTTTAACTTTGGTATTACATCTTCGATGATGATGATGGACTCTAGGAGGAGTTGGGCTTCGTTCAGGAGTAGGAGTTCTATCTGGTGCAGGATTTGAAGGTCTAGAAGGTGAAGTCATTTCAAAGTCATTAGGAAGGCCAGAAATGCTAATAGTGAAATCGTTATATCTCACACTATGAATATGAGATTCTTTATGCTCTTGTCCCAATAAAGGTAAAGTACACATTACAATACAAATTAATTTGTTCATAACGTCTCCTATGGATTTCAACTTCATCCATAGTATAGCATAAAAGGACTAACAACAAGCAAGAGATCGCTACTCAAAAAAATTAAAACTAAGAAAAAAACGTCTCTTGCTTCGAAGTTAGGTTGTATTGAATTATCTGTATTTCTTGGATTCTTTTACTTGTTCCTGAAGCTGTCTAATTCTTTCAGGGCTTAATATTCTTCTATCATAATCACCAACTCTGGTCAAAGGTGTTTCACCTTGTTGGGTTGGGACTGAAGCAGCAGCTCTTGGCTTCATTTTGTTTTCTTCAAGCTTCTTATCTTGAGCTTCATATCTTTCTGATAGAACATGCTCTTTAATCATCTCTCTCATAATTTTGCCACGTTTGTACATGTCAGGATTATACATGACAGTTTCAAAAAGATCTGGCCTGATTGCTTTAAGATCGTTTATATTATCATTAGTTACGACTTCCATGATATCTGGGTAATCAGATTTCAATCTCATTTCAGCGTTTGACTGTTGATTGATTTGATTGATTTGTTGAAGTTGCTGTCTAGTTTCCTTGATCTCTTTCTTCAATTGCTTAACTATTTTAACGTCAGCAAAGCTATCATCTTCTAAATGACTCCAATCATCATCAACTGGATCAGCTTGTTTAGTAACTTCAGGCTGGCGTTGTTGGCTTAAAGATTCAATATATTTCTTTAATTCAGCAGCCTCTTTTTCAGCTTTCTCTTTAGCTAACCTTAAGCCACGAACATTTAAATTCTCTTCACGTTTAGGTTCTTCTTTAGGTGCTTCAACTTTAGATACTTCTGTAGCTGGTTCTTGTGCAGGAGCGGCTTCAAAATTCTGTATTTTATCTTGTTCTAATTCTTCAAACATCTTCGTCCTCTTGTTTCTTTATTTTGATGATGCCATCAGGCTTCTCACCGTTTTCTTTTATTATCCACTTTAATAACTCTCCTGATTCCATCAAGGTAACAAACTTTGCTAGATCTGAAGTTTCTGGATCTTGTAAAAACTGGGTTGCATTAGCAAGTATATGATAATATAGTTCCCAATCTGGAATTGACCATAGAAACTCTTCATCACCATTTGCATGATATTTCCATACTGATTGTTTGTAAACTGGAGATGGGCAAGAATGCCTTGCAAATACGAAAGTTCTTGGGGCTTGACCCAATCTTTCAACTTTCTTTAATAATACAACATAAAGGGCTTTGCCTTGATATTGAGGTAATTGAAATGCTTCTCTAGCGGTATTTCTAACTTTCATCATTATGTCAGGTTCCATTTGACGACGATATTCTATGATATCATCTTCTAGCTGTAAACCTTGTTCATGATGTTCAAATACTATTTGGCCATAGGTTTTTTTATCGTTCATTATTGCATTCCTCGTCTTAATGCTAATAATCTACTCAAAAGATATATCTTGTACAATAAAAATCCCAGGTGTTACTTAGCCACCTGGGAAAAAAGAGTAGTAATGAATAGTGCGTAAGCCTAATGTAATACTCCTGCATAGCCGCTAGAATATGCAGGAGAGTTAAAACGGGATCCGAAATAAAAGAAAAAGGATGCCCAATTATTTTTTCTTCTTCTTAGCTTTCTTCTTTGCTTCGCCTGCTTCTGATAGAGCAATAGCAATAGCTTGCTTCTCGTTAGTTACTAATGGTCCCTTTTTTGAACCACTATGTAAAGAACCTTTTTTAAACTTTTTCATTTCTTCTTCAACTCTAGCTTTTTTTGCCTTTTTAGGCGCTGATTTCTTAAGTTTTGGCATTTTAATCCTTATATAACATTCATATCATCAGATATCTTCTTTTCTTCTTCCTTCAACAAATGAAGTCGGGATTTGGGAAGATCATATAATTTATACATATTTTTA